TTGAGTACTTGACCCAACCTTGAACTCAGGAATAGATATCGTTGCTCCCGTAGCATCTGATTTCCATCTATTGTTTGCATCGATGAACAAAGAACCTGCCTTGACCGTTCCTCTGATCACTCCAGCGGAAAACTCTGCGGTTCCATCGCCTCTAATCGCCCAACCATCCGTACCAGTCGTATAATTACTCGACCTGATAACTGAATTTGCACCATCCAAATTTATGATACTAGAAGTTATAGTTCCTGCTTTTATTTTTGTGGCAGTTAAATCCGATATTTCCGCCGAATCAATCAAAGTGGGTTTTGAAGCTATAAGCGAAGTGTAAGGGCCTTTATTGCCGCTGGTGTCAAAGGCTCTAACTCTTCCATAAAAGATTTTTGGAGGACCTTCTAAATCTACAGGAATAGCTTCTGTATTATCTAAAATAACCGTAAAAACGGTGGTGTAACTTTGCCCAGAGGCCAACAATAATCCGCTCAAACTATTCGTGGCATAGATCTCATAATCGTATCCAGATATATCCTTACCCAACGGAGCGTTAAATCTGAACATAACAGACTTAGAATTACTAAACAACAAAAATCCTCCAGGAATAGTTGAATCAATCTCCCCAGGTATCGAGCTGTCCGTAGGTGTCGCTACTACCGCAACAGATTCACCCACTACAACACCCAAATTTTTGTCTATAACTTCTGCTCTTACTAAGTATGTTTTAGATGTTTCCAAATCAGAAATTATTTGTCTTACCTCAGTCATTTATCTCTCCTTACACGAATGCTAAAGATCTGTTTACTTCAATTCTACCAGAAGTTAAAAAATAAGATTTTAAATATTCAAAATCAACCAGTTGCACTTGGGAACCTCTGGCACTGGGATTATCTTGCGAAACTACTTCAATCAAAAAGTAATATGTTCCTGCCTCGTTCAAAAAATAATTTTCATATACAATCTCATCGACAGCGGTTGGCGAATATAAATCTATAAATTGACTTTCTTCGTGCAGTTCTGTTTCTGTTACAACTAATTTTCCTTCTTCTTCAATTGAATCAGGAGTATCACGAGGTCCTATAATTTCTTTTGAGGTTTTAAATATCCTGAGTAAAATTTTTCCTGCAACGGGGCTTTTTGATGCCTTTATTCTTATCGCTGGGCCAGTAAAATACCCAACCACTTTTGCTCCAACTTTTGAAGAAGAATATCCAATCCAATCAGTATCAGAATTATAGTAAGCGAAAGCTCCATAGTCATCAAAGATTTCATCTTCTGCAACGACTGTAGTAAAATAATTTTCCAATGTTCTTAAATTAAAATTATACAGTATGTTATTGTCCGAATCTGAACTTATTGTGTTAATAAGATTTGTTATTTTTGCATTTGATGCCTCAACATACTTGGATATGTTGGGACCCGACGTTATAAGGTCCACATATTTTAAGTATTGAGAACCAAAATACAAATGATATCTTCCCAAAATTTGTTGACCAACTGGGTGTTCTTCGGCGCTCAAAAAATACAATATATCTTCTTTAAATGCTGTTTTTAAAACTTTAAAAAAATATGTTCCATTAGGAAGTTTTTTATTATATACGACAACGTACGAATGATCGTCTTCTGTTCTCAATGGTTCTGAACCGTTTGGGCTTTTTATCACAGACTTCAATAAAGCTGTTTGTGAACTTGATAAAAACATTAAAGAATTTTCTGGTATTGCCCTAAAAAAGGAAGATAAATTTATTTCGACTCTTGCTGGAGGAACCTTATACCTATTGTTGTTCACCGTGTTTATATAGTCTCTTGGAATATACTTAAACCAATTTATTACAGGTTTTTTTCGTATTGAGGTAGCAGACGGGGAATCCGATGGAACTGGAGAAACTATATTATTTTCTTCCATGTAAGCTTTCACAAGTTTGGGTATATTATCGCCCGGAAAGTATCTTATGTGCCACAGTTCAGATGGAACTAGTTCCCAAGAAAATCCGTAATCTTGACAATTATCAATAAGCCATTCACGAACTCCAGTAGGATTAATATTTACGTCTATTGCCAAACCATAATTATGCCAACTCTTTCCGTGGAGACGCAAGCTCCGAAGGACGCTTGCCCGTAGCCGGATCTATGTCTTTTAAATACCAAGTTTTTCCATCATAAATTCTAGTAGGATTACCATTAGGTTGAACCTGATATCTTCTTTCAAAGTTTTCTAGTTGCGATTCAAAAGTCCTGTAGCCATCATTTGCGCTTGACGGCCTTAAGTCGACTTGAGCATTTTGTGCCGCTTGACGCATTGCTTTCCAGGCTGCTGCAGCTAACCAATGAAGTTTTGCCCCATCCGTGACAATTGTAAGCAAAATATCATCAAGCCTACCACCGAATACTGTAACCGCTGAAGGTCCTTTGGCTTTACTACTTTTATTATTGGATAATCGTTTATATCGATGGGCATGGCGTTTACAGCGTTTCTTGTTTTTCTAATTCTGTGTAAGTTATTCTTATTTCATACCTGTCATCATCTAAATTCAGATTTTCATCTAATTTAACACTTACAGTCATGTCGATTAAGGGTTCGCCTGCTAAGGTTATTTTTTGACTAAAACTATCTACATCTATCAATATTTTTTCTGAACTCACTTCCGATACTTCGCTTCTGTCTTGCGAATAGTCTATTGAACTTGCTTTTATCTTTACACTTCCATCTGAACCGTCATGAGAGTGAGTTGGTATATGTATCCCACCTATAGTAGAATTATCGGTCATCACAATATCGCCCGATATTTCTCCCCCTGTTTTTAGTAGATACTGCGGATGATCGTCGTCTTCTAAATTTGAAAAATATTTATGACTTGATGTTAAGCTTTGCCTTTTTTCTTCATTACTGTAGGCATTAGCAAAATATGCATCAAACGAACTATCTACAGGAGTGATAAAAATTTGACCACTTTTCATTTCGCATTTTTTTTCCATTTGAGCTATATAAGATGAGTACTTATACTTTTCCCTAATCATTGCCAGAATACCCATCAACCTATTCTCTGTATTAATTTTTCTTTGCTTAAAGTCGGCTAATAAAGATGCAAGATTGCCATTTACCGTAGAAGAGGCAGTAACTACTTCTTTGGCAAGTAGTGGCGCAGATTTTTTCATGTTGCTCGACAAAAGACCTAATTCCAAAGGATAGACTACTAAACTTCTAGATTTTACTGCCGGACTTAAAAAATTCATGTAGTACATTTCACATGTATCTACTAACTCTCTTTTTAAAAGACCGAAGAAGTTTTTTAACTTCTGAATTATACGAATTTACTTTGATCGAAAAAAATGCTTTGAATTGTGCTGCTTGAATTTGGCCGATAGAATCCACTTCGGCCTCTGGAATTGTTGGTGGATTTGCAAAGACTTCTTTGGCAAACAGTTGCGTATATTCTTTGTACGATTTTGCCCAGTAAAAAATTTCTTTTGATAAAGTTTGCTCGACTTCATCGTCATATTCCTCCCCTATTGTTAGGTCCATAAATTTAATCAATTGCCTTAATTCTTCTGCTATAGAATTATAAACTGACATTATGTCGTAGTAATATCCGACGACGGTTCCAGAAATCAAAATTTCATATTCAGCAATCAATAATCTACAAGCTCGTGTTTTACTTCTAAGACAATAAGAATATTCCTCAAAACTGATGTGACTAGGAGCATCTTTTATTTTTTTTGATAAAACTTGATCACAAACTTCACGATGTGCGTTAATTAAACCTGTTGTTAAATCGGAACGAATACTTATACTTGATAGAGTGCTAATTAACTCAGCCAAAAGATTGTTAATTATATTATATACTGATAGCAGTTCTGATTTAACAGAGGCTATCGGAACTTGATCAAAACGAACCGAAGATGCTACACCAGGCAAAATGAAATTAAGATTATCTAAATCTTGTTGATTCCTTATGTTTTCTTCTATCAAAGAATCAACTTCAGGCTTAACGTCGTAAGTGTAAAGATTTGACGAACCCGGCGTATTTGGAGTGTTGATAGACATGTTAATTTTCCTTAAAACATATTTCTTTTAACAGTTTTAGTTGATTTTTTTCTGAATCCGAACTTTCATTTTATCATATTTTAATTTATCAACTCTACTTGTAGCATTTTTACCATCGGATTCTTTATCTGAATTAATGAATTGTTGTTGAGGAATAAAAAAACTATTAGAAACAGTTTCTATATTTGTGGCAGGACGCGATTTACTAAATTCTCCATAATTTTCTGCCACCGCCAACAACGCCAACAACAGTGCATCGTGTGCGTGGTCTACGGCAGAACCAGAAGCTTCAAAGACAGGTCTACCAGTTTGAGTAGTTCTTACCACCACATAAGATATTAGTTGCATGTACATTTCATCATCTGTTGACGGAATACAAAGTTGGCCTCTTTCCAGATATTGTCTAAGATTATCAACCATGTAGGGTTTTAACTCTTTTTTAATCATTAATTTAGTATACGGATCTCTAACGTCGATTGTTTCCGCAAAGCTTAATCCCTTAACTTTTTCTCTTAGTCTTGTGTGAGGATTTTCTACTCCATGTTTATGCAAAAGCTCTACTTGAACTTCTCCGAATCCTCTGTCTACATAAATATGTTTTGGATTAAGCGACGCATTTAACTCTATTATTCTGTCGACCGCTTTGGTTAAAGTATATTCTGATTTTTCTATTTCTTCTCTGTGAGAGATTCTTACTTTATCCCTAAAATCACTCTGCTCATAGTTGTTAGAGCATACTTCTAAAACGACTATATTAGTTCCTGCCCCATATTTATCCCAGTCTATTCCCATGACATGAAAACTTCTTGCAGAATTTATTTCCGGTATGTAGGACCATCCATCGTTTGCAAAAGCTTCATCCACAAATTTTCTCGGATATACGCCCTCTGAATCTTCGCCCCAATCTGCTTCTATTTCATGTCGATATCCCATCGCAGAATATTGTTCTCTAAATTCTTCTTCTTGCTCTTTTGAAAAAAATGGATTTGCATATGAAGGAAACCAAAACTCTTTAAATCTTGCATTTCTGCACCACTCCCAAAATTTTTCTCTTCTGCCAGTAGGAGTAGAAGCTCCTATCAAAACTTTGTCAGGCTGATCTTCTGCGGTTTTTTGAAGCATTGCATAAAGGGCGTCGAGATCATCGTTATGCATGTAGTCCATTTCGTCAAGAACTATAACGTGAGCTTCCTGACCACGAGCAACGTCAGACTTACCTCCTGATCTCATTCCGGAGGTAAAGAACCTGATAGTCGAACCATTCGAAAATTGTATCATGAATTGTGGACTTGTTACTTTTCTAGTTATAGAATTAAAGACTATATCATTTTTTGATGCTAATCTAACAATTTCTTGATATATCAATTCAACATGAGATTTCATGGGAGCAACGACTAGACATCTTCCGTCTTTGTGTGTGTAGCTGTAATGCAACAAGTAAACGGCCATAGTAAAAGTTTTACCCAAACGTCTTCCTGCTCTAAGAACTTTTCTTAAAGAAGGATCTCTTAACATCAATGTTTGATACACTCTTGTTTCAATGTCCAAAAAATGCCTAGCCCACAAACAGGGATCCTTAGCTATATGAATTTGTTTTTGTTGCTCAGCCGACAAACCCGCACTCAGCAGGTTCGAATCTACTTCAAAAGGTTCGTCAACTAAGAGGGAAAGTTCCTTGTTTGTCAAAGGTCTAGATTCAACTTGTGTTCCATCTGCCCACGTCAAGTGCGACAACTTATTTTCAAAAACCCACTCTATTCTGTTTATCTGTTTGATCGTTTCAAAGTCTTGAGATCTTATTATTTCGAGCAGATCTTCTTTTGAAAGAGATTCAAGTTTTTGTCTGAATTGTTTTGTTTTTTGTTTTAAGCTAGTCATAATTTAACCGAAGTGCGCGGCAAGCATTCCGCCTTCGGACCCCAATGCGCTTCTTGCATTTAGTCTTGAGTTTTGTATTGCCATCACTCCTCTTGCTCTTGAGGTTGCCGCTACTTCATTATCTACATATCCCATTCCAAATGCTGGTTTATTAATTGTTCCTTGCATTGACTTCATGGCGTCTCGGGCAAGTTTAGCTCCTCCACCTATTACTTTTGTCGCTACCAATTTTGTTATATCATACACCGCTTGTGCGGTCAATATTGGATTAGCTATATTCATGGCTGGTAAGGCATATCTTGCTAAAGCTAGTTTTGCTCCTTGTTTTGAAGCTAAAGCCTGAAATCCACCTTTTGCTCCATACATCTTAAAAAGATTTGCTCCGACCTCTTTCTAATGCCTCATGAGCAACTTCTTTTCCAGCAACTCTTCCAGCAGTCATTTCTGCTATTTCGCTAGTCACAGGCTTTAATGCACCAGTGCCAGTAGCCAACCTGCTGTTTGTTGCCATCGCTCCCCCGGCTCGATCTAATGATATCGTAAATATGTCATCAGCGGTGGTTCGAGCCATCACCTTCATTGCCGCATCGTCGGCGGTATCTACGCCAAGCCTACGAAGAGTTCTGGCTGATGGATCAAATTGTTTTAAAATTTCTTGTTCTGTAAGAAGAGCTCTTCTTCCTGCGCCGCCGCCTCGATTAGCAAAACTTCCGCACCTTGGTAATGTCGTCTGCACCAACTTTTGCTATATCATCAAGTAGTTCTCTTCCAGTTGTTTGGAAAGTCGCACTTCCTGCTCGCATATCAGCTACTTTTCCGGCACGTGTAGCAAATCCAGATCTAGTTGCAGTCCCTTTGCCTTCCATTATCTCCATGAGCATTTGCATGTCTCTTTGCGCCGATTGAGCTCCAGCCAAAGCTTGACCACTCAATCCTCCCGCCCTACCATAACCTGTGGCTCCCTGTATGTAGCCGTGCATTCTTTGTGTTAACTGTCCTCTATGTTGCGATGCAAGAACGTTTGCGCTGTAGCCCGGTGATTGAGATCCATACAAGCTAGATCCTACAGAATTATTCAATGATATTCTATTGCCACTCAATTCATCAACAGCTTCAAATCCTCCTCCTGCAGTCTTAGAAAGGTTGACAATTCTCTTGCTCGCATCATCTGCCCCCTCCATAAAATATGCTTCTTTAGCTAATCCAGCACCACCAGCTCTATGGGTTGTTGGGCTTCCAAATATCGACGTCGAAGCTTTTTTCCCTGTAGTCGTTCTGGCATTTACCTGTGCTGCTTGCAGCTCTCTAAGGGTAATTTGTTTTGTATTAAAAGGGTCTACTCCGGGATTGTTAAAACGCGCAGCGTCTATTGAATATTGTTGTGCTTGTGCAAGTCTTTTACTTAATTTTGTTACATCTTTTCCTGCCGCTTGTCTGGCCGCTATTTTCTTTTCTAGAATCGTTTGTTTATTGCCAGCTCTAACCTGAGCAAAAAATCCACCACTCATTATCTCAAGATCATCTCCAGCTGCTCTGTGTCTGAGCATACCTTGCACTTGTTCTCTGGTTCGACCTGCTTCTGCTAATAGACCCCTTCCAACAGTACCATTAATGTTAGCCGACATAGCTCCACGATACGCCCTGGCTTCATCCATTACCTTTTTACCAATATTAGAATGTTTTACAAATCCACCAACAGTTCTTGCCATTGCTCCAACTGGGGAATACATGCCAGGAGCTTGAATCATTGCAGAATTGGAATGCATTCTAAACATTGACCTTGGATCAAGGTGATTAACTAATCTAGGTCTTGATTTTGGCATCGGTATGCCGCCATCGGCACCTTTAGCCAAACCTCTCATTATGTCTTCGGCATTATCGAGCTGCGCTAAACCAGTCCCGCTACTAAAAGCATGTCCAACAGATAAGTCAGCTTTTTTTCTTCTTGATCCCAAGGTTTGGAAAAATCCACCAAAAACTGAAGAACCCGGACTGAATCGGCCACCAACCATATCGGCATATCTAGTTCCTGTTAATCTTCTAGTCGAACCAGATCCTGTAAATCTTCTTAAGGTATCATTTCTTCTAAAAAAGGCTCCGGTGGTTCTATTGGTGTCTAGAAAACCACCCTTCATTATGGTGTTTGAACCCCTCATCGCATTGAAGCCCGCAAAAGCTTGAATAGAAGTTGGAGCCGTAAATTCACTCCATATACCAAAAGGACTAGAACCTTGTTCTACTTCTGTTGCATCGCCGTATCTAGCTTCACCGTGTCATTGGATCAATTGGCATTTTTAATATCCTCTTCTAGCGTTTTGCATTCCGTAAAACCATTTCACCCGAAGCACCAAGTCTTCTTCTTATCGACGGAGTATCATTTATATTTTGACCTTGCATTCTTCTTCTTTGATCAACATATGGATTGTCTTGCATTCTTCGAGCTGTTCTATCAAAACTTTTTTTAGCCATATATAATCCACCAGCAGCAACCCCTGCAGCAGTCAGACTAAGTGCACCACCCATTTTTACACTGCTTCTGCCTAAAGAACCAATAATTCTTGCTGCACCGGTATTTATCGGCCTATTGATAAATCTATCTTTGATTTTGTCTAAACCTTTTGATACTCCGAATTGCACCAAAACCTCCTGCCGCCAAAGAAATACCTCCAGCGGTTGCGGCAATTCCGCCAACCCCAGTCATGAAAGCGGCTTTAGCTCTACCCCCAGCACCCAAAGGAGAAAGCACTCTACCCGCCGATGCAACCGGTCCACCAACCATTTGAGAAGCATAAAAACCAGGACCAAAATCTTGTCCAGTAAATTTTCTGTCTGCTTCCGGATCATCAAAAGCCACATCCTGAGCAGCGTCAAAAGCAGGCTTTGTACCTGCGACCAATCCAGCCACTGCTGCGCCACCAATAAGTAGGCCCATTCCAGCTTTCTTAACACCAGGAGCATTGGATACGGCTCGACCAACCGCACCCATGCGACCAGCAAATCTTCCAACCCTATGCCCCAAAGGTGTTGGTGGACCAGAAACAGGGCGCATACGACGCGATATGAAATTCGCTGCCCTACCCGCCATTTGTCTTATTGTTGGCATAACATTTCTCCGTAATTTAACTAAATAAATAATCATATTTATTTGGACCCATTGCAGTATGATTAATTTTTCTTCTATCCAAATTTCCAACTACTCCAGCAGTGGAAAGAGGATCTTGTATTCTTGAATACGGCGACATTGAAGATTCCTCCATCATCAAATCCTGCCTTGGAGCCATCGCTGGCATCGTGGGCTGTTCTTCCATCGTTTCGTCGTATTCTTGTCTTTTACTTATTTTCTTGTAACCATAGTAACCAACACCAACGGCAGTTAGTGCCGCCAAACCAATTGCCACCGGTTTTTTATATCTTTGATATGCCCTTAAAGTAGAGCCAAATCTATCATTAAATGTTCTTCCAATTCTTAAATTATCCATTTCTTGACTTATATCAGAAGCAATACCCCTTTCATCTATTGCATCACTTAAGGCATTGGCTACCGTTACTGCTTGTGAGTCTCTTGCGGCATTTTCTGTTGCAGCTTCCAATGCGTCTCTCGCTGCTCCTGTGGCGTCCGTTGCCAAGTCTGATCTTTCGAAAGGTGAAAGTATTGCTCCTTCGTCACCTATATTAATAACTCTTGCCGTTCTATTACCCAATAACGTATCCATTTCAGGAGTAACGCTAACTTGCCTGACTGCATCTTCTATTCCCCTTGCGGGATCACCGCTTATTGTCCCAATGGAAACTCCGTTGACTTTTTAATGTTTCAACCAGTTGCGTTCTTGCGTGACTTTCGGGATCATCAGGATCAAAGGGTGCATCTATTCCGGCTAAAAAAGATCTTGTTTCTTCTAAACTACTCTGCATGTGTCGTATTTCTTCTGGATCTATATCTACTAAATCATCCGCGTCAAGCAATCGCGAATCAAGACTGGTAACTTCTTCTCTTGCGGCCTGCACCATGGAATCTGCGAGTATTTGTGCTTCTTCGGTGGTTGTTCCTTCTCCGGCAATATAAATATTGAACATTTCTCCATGTTCACCAGCAACTTTAGAAAGCCTGGCCCTATTGAGGGACCCTGCAGTCACATTAGTTGTTTGGTCTACGCTAACTGCTCCACCTACCGGAATCAAAGCGCCTGTAGCATCTACTGCATCTTGTTGAACCAGACGAGCTCCTGGTCGTGTTCTTGCAAGATCAAAAAGATCCCCTTCTGCAAGAAGACCGTGTCGTTTCATTTCTGTATTTTACTCTCATTCTTTGTGTCATTGTATTTGTTGCTAAAATTTTAGATTGAGTAATAGATCTTCCAACAGAACCAGTTCCCATACTGGTATCAGATCTACTCATAAATCTTGCCATTGTATTTGGTTGAAAATAGCTCATTCCCAATTCTGAAAGAATTCCTGAATGTTTAACAAACCTAAAAGGATCGGGACCTGCTGCACCACTTAAAGATATTGCTCTTTTTGAACCAATTGCCATACCTTGTCTTGCAGTAGATTTTGATATTTCCAAGTTAAGAGCTTTAGTAGCCAGATCCTGTGAAGCATACGGGCTTCCTATACCTGCTGCTACTCTTGCCAATCTTTCTATTCCTCCGGACTCACTAGTTCTCCTAATCAACTCGCCATACCCAGCATCGGGTAGGTGTCTTCCATCTCTTAAGAGCTCTTGTCGCAAAGATGCTTCTCTTGGAAGTTCTCTAGTTAAAGCAGTCATCGTTTGAATCAAAGAAGCGTCGTCTATTTGTGACAATGTATCTTGCATCGTATCGCTAGAAAACATTGGCCTGACGAGTCCTGCATTGTTTAACCCAAGGTGATCAGTTAAAACTATTCCTTCGGCTCCACCATACGAAAAATCTCTCAAAAGCCTAGATTGTTCCAAAACAGACAAATCACCATATGTCAAACCGGATCTTACCTGTCTAGAAAGATACGGATTACTTGTCCCAGATATTCCTGCTCCGAAAGTTTTGAGTTACGTTATAGGTTGGATCAATAGATCTTTGAATATTTTCTCTAACATAATCTCTCGCTCTTGGCATGTCGACAGTTCTTCTGTATGTTTCCAAAGTATCTGCCCTAGATGTTAAAAACGCTCTTTCTGTTGATTGAAATTCGTAAGATCTAGTTTCCGGGTTGAATGATATTCTTCCAGTTAAATCTTGTATTTCATTTGCTTTTGCGGTTATTTGCTGTGCAGTTATTGGACTAACTGACAAACCTAAAGCTGCATCTTGAGCTATTTGAGCTTGAATTATTTCTTCTGCTATCGACCTTATTTCCGGTCTAGTATATAGTGAAGTTAATTCTGCCCTAACAATTGATCTTTGTAAACCGACATCGGATGTGATGAAATCCAATCCTGCAGTAGTTATGTATTTCATCGATACATCGGTAGTCAAAGTTGGTGCGCTAGATTTTACTATTGCATCTCTAGCAAAGTTTATGAAATTTCTTCTGTTTGTAGGAAGATGATCTAAATTTTCCGGAGAAAAATCAAGCTGTCCGAGTTTGAACATACTTTGCATAAAAACCCGACAAATAAACGTCAGTTTCTGCAATGTGAGATCCCTGACTTATCATTTGCATTACTCTTCTTGCAGCGTTTTGATCTGGCCCTCCGTCAACTGCTTCTTCATGTATAAGTTCGAATATATTGCTTATTGCAGCCAGGTTGTCCATGGATTGAGGAGTAAATCTTCCCCCTATGGTCATCTGCTCAAATAATTCTCTTGATGCAAAAAAACCTGACTTATTGTACAGTAGATTAACAACCGCACTTCTTACTTCTTCCGGCATTGCATCCATGCCTGAGTACAGTGCTGATCCGGTTATCGAACAACGAGATTCCTCCCGACTGTAGATATCTTGCTTGTTCGGAAGAAGGATCAAGTATTGCTTGCGCAACAAATCCTTGCATTCTTTCTTGTATTTTTCTTCCGCATGTACACTCTACCTGAAAAATCTACGTCAACTATAAAATGAGGATCGTTGGTAATTCTTTCAGAAAATGCTGTAAGCGCTTGTTTCAAATTTTGATCAGTTTCAAAACCTGGCATTGACCTTGCAGTGGTCATTAATTGTTCGACGTCGAATCTTGCATTTTTGAACGCAATTGCATCGTACGACAAATAATCTGTCAGCTCTTGAGCTAACCTGGTTCTTGCCTGTTCTGGATTAGTGACGACATCTATTATGTCTGCTGCTGCACCTGCAGGAATTTCTTGCCCAGGAAGACCCTGACCTAGAGAAACTACTTCACCAGTAGCTGGAATTCTTATTAGCCCCCCTTCCATTCCTGGTTGCCTAAAAAATACCCTACTTCTGGTATCACCAATACTTATTCCGCCGTTATCTCTTACCGTGATACCTGTAGATGATAGAGATCTTATTCTAGACAATGCCCCCAAACCAGTTGTTTCAGAGTCTATCATTAACATGCGTTTTACCGAACCTGCTGCGGGCCTGATACCCATTGGGTCGTAAGTTCCGATCAGGCCTTAATTGTGCCATTCCAGAAACAAGCTGATTAAAAGTCATTGGCGATGCTGCGGACGCAATCATTGAATCAATTAAGCTTTTAGCTGGATCTATATTAAAATGTCTGGCATTCATTAATGCCATTGCTGGATGGACTTGCGGACTACTTAAATCAACGTCATACTTCATATGCGCTGCATACAAGTTTGCAGATGGAAGAGCAATTCCCGGCATTCCAAACTTTTGCATTACGTTTTGTAAACCAACAATTTCTTGGTTATAAAATTCTTTCAATCTTCTAGACACTTTGTAGTTTAAAAGACCAAAATCTATAGATTCTCCGCCTCAACGCTGTTTGAAGTCTTGCCGGATCAGGATTATACACTAAATTCTTAGGATCCTGTAAAGCACTTATGTATATTTTTTGAAAATTTTCATATTTATGCATAAACTGCTGTGGAGTACCAAAAAGCCCTTCTATTTCTGCAGCACTGCCCCTTATTCTATTCGATATTGCAGTAGATGGTGCAAGAGCACCGCCGTGCACCTCTCACACCTCTAAATTGTTCAATTAGATTTTTTTTTGTGTTGTGTATTATTCTATTTCTCGGCATTGGGTAGTTCCTCTTGCTTAGATTCTTCAATATACGAATCGATATCAATCACTCCCAATTTTTTCTTCAAAAGTTTTTCTCTTTCTAACTCTATTGATTGCACTTTATCTATTATATCCGATATGGCTTTGGCTGTATCTAGTTGCGATTGGCCAGCTTTAGCTCTCGCCTCTCGTGTTGCTAAAAGTTGGTTTCTAAGATCTTTTCTTCTTTTATGAAGTCTGTCTTCTAGCTCTACTGCAAGATGTAATTCTTTTCTTAATATAGGTTCTCCGGTATTTGAATCTATTCCTATGATGTTTTCTTGTACAAAATGTTCTTTAGCTAAAAGTTTTGTTTTTCTCATATATTGTATTTCTTGATCTACCAAATCTCGAACCATCGAAACTTCAACGAGATTATCCGGACTTACTTCTAGCTGATCCATGTACTCGTATGTAAACTGAGAAACCATTGACATTTCAATTGGACAAGGATCGCCTTTGGGGGCAAGTGACTCTTTGTGTAATGGACAGGTAGAAGCAAAGATACATCTTTCGGCTTCGCATCGCATTGGTATAGATGCAAACATAGATGTTCTTGTTTTTTGCGGTCTAATTAAATCAGACACCTTTTCTTTTTGTTCATCAGTCCATTCTTGCGGAAAAAATAAATCTGGTCTCAAAGATTCAAAATTTTTCATAAAAGCTTTTTTGTCGCTTTTTTCTATATTAGCCATTGAAATCAACCCAATCCACAGATCTCATCTCTCCATTGACGTATTTTTCTGTTTTTGAGCATCTGCAACGTGTACAGTAAAAATCCCTTGTTTCGCAAAGCATAAGCGTTTCTTTGGGGAAAGAAACATTTTCAGAAATAAAAATCATTTTTGACTCACACCTCTCACAATTCACATCAAGATAAATCGCTTATTGCTTGCTGCAAACTTCTTTGAAGCTTATCAGCCAGCTCTGCGCTTAATCCAGCGTTGGTAAAAACGCCTATCTCTCTCATAGAATCCGGAGACAAAAAAGAACTAGTTATGTACCTAGCACCTTTGCAGACTTCGCAATAAGAATCTTTTTCATAAGAACTGCACGTACACTTTTCTATTATGCCAAAAAATTCTAAAGCTTCTGCAACGTCAAACCATTTGTCTTTAAACAGTTTTTTTGTCTGCTCTTTGTATGCTCTTAACTTTTGTTGGTCACTAGACAAAAGCGTTCCCATGTCTAATGATTGTTTCATTAAACTGTTTATTGTTTTATACAAAAAATTTGCTAATTCAAAATCTCCGTTTTTATTTAAATATATTTTCCAATCACTCATATCGTTTTTCACTTTCTGTTGTTTTATGCGTTTCTTCCCAATCCTCTCGGTGTCTGTATTGGGTTAACTCCTTCTCTTCTCATTGCCGCAGATGGGCCTGCATAAGTTCTGTTGTATGCTGCTGTGCTGCTTGTTGTAACGGCAGAAGCAACGCCCATTCCTGTTGCAAGGCCGGCATACCCCATCATTCTTCTGTTTCTGTTTCTTATCGTTTGCAGTGCCGCGTTGTTTGACATAAATTGGCCAGCTGTGCCTCCGCGATGTGTTCCAGTTGTTGAAAAACCCCTTCTTGGCTCATACCCTTGTATTCTATATCTCACACCATTGCTAGCATTTGCTGGATCAATGTTAATTCTCATTCTCGGACTAACTGGATTATCAAAATCTCCCAATATAAGACCCCTAGGATTCCCCCCGATTCCACCAACTTGAGGATTCAATGGCCCTCCAGCAATCGCATGTGTCCTTGTACGAAAAGCTTCCGAGGTAGTATATACACCCTGCCCCATATCTCCAGCCCTACCTAAACCTCTTCCTCTAAATTCCATAACTCGTTTGGCTACTTTTAGTCCTCTGCTTCTAAGGCCACCAGGTTGTCCTGACCTAAGAAAATTTCTTGCACGTTCGCCAAGCGGACCCATTTTCCTTCGACCGTTCAAAAGCGGAGAGACCACGGTCGTCAAGATATTTTGTGGTTGCAGTATTAATTACTGAACCAAAATAACCTAATGGATTTCCTCTTGGCATCGGCAACAATCTCCGTTTTTAGTATTTATACATTCCCTGAACTCTTCCTTTCGGAAGTCCAGATTTTGTTCTTTTTATGTATCCCGCACCCATATATCCCATTGCCACTGCTGCAGCAATTCTTTTACCACCCCTAGCATATATGGCTTTATCCATTTGCTGAGTTGACAATGGTCCAAATCCTTTTGTTCTTCTAAGTCCTGCAGGCAGTGTAGCGCCGACACGACCGCGCCTGACTTGGGTCTCCTATCATTTTACCTTTTGATCCTACAGCGTAACGAAATCCTCGATCAGCTAAGTTGCCCATGAAACTTGCAGTGCCGGCTTGTTGCTGGGTAGATGTACCACCAGCAGTGCCGCGCAAACCGACGCCTTAAACCTGATAACGCTGGTATTATTGGTCTTGTTCTTGGCATGTGTATTCCTTTAAATAGTTAAAAATTATATTAAAATAGTAAACATTAAATCTGCGATGTAGAGTATTTTGATTGTTTTCTTTTAGGTTTAATTGTCTTAAATATAAACTCATTCTCCGAAAAAGCTATTTCAAATTTGGAACCGCGTGGCATTACTGTTTGCATTAAGATATCTGCCAAAGGTGTCTCTATAAGATCTCTTCTTACCTTTGAGATACCTCGTGCACCCTGGACACTATCAACCCCCTTTTTAATTAATGCGTCGATAACATCGTCAGTGTAACTGGCAATAAAGCCTTTCTTTGATAATTTATCTACGACTTTGTACATTTCAAGTTTTCCTATGTCAATCAAGTTTTGATAAGACAAATAGTTAAAGACAATCATTTTATCAAGCCTGTTCAAAAACTCTGGCCTAAAATATTTCTTTACCGCCTCCACGCTGTTTTTCTCAACCATTGATCTTTGCGGTATCTCTGAAGTCGTAAGTTTTGCATCTATATTTCTAGTAAAACCGGCACCGGCTGAAGTCAGATGATTAACGGTTTTTTCGTTACCTAAATTAGTTGTTAATATAATTATTGAATTTTTAAAACTTATTTGTTCTCCTTTAGAGTCTGTTAGGATACCATCTTCAAAAACTCTTAAAAAAGTATTCCATAAGTCGGAATGTGCCTTTTCCACTTCGTCTAAAAGAACAACGGTATTTGGATTTTTTTTCATCATATTCACAAGGTGGCCGCCTTCATCGTGCCCGACATACCCAGGCGGTGAACCTATAAGTTTTTGATTTTCATGCTTGTGCTGATATTCTCCACAATCGATTCTTACCATTTGGGATTTTTCGCCAAATAGGTAGCTAGATACGGCAGCCGCAAGATGGGTTTTTCCAACACCAGAAGCTCCTGCAAAAAGAAAAATTCCTAAAGGCCTATTCTCGTCAGATAATCCAACTTGTGACCTTTTCAAGGCATTGACAACTTCTTTTATGGCTTCATCTTGGCCTATCACCTGAGATCTAAGATAATCTTCTAAACCAAGAAACTTTTGTTTTGTTATCCTTCTTTGTTTTATTTTTGTTTCTTGATGTCTAGTATTGCTTCTTTTATCGTTAATAAATTTTTTTACTTTTTCAAAATCTATTGGTAAGTTTTCTAGATCCACATTATTGTTAAAAAATGTAGGATCATAAAAATCTGGATTTGCTAAAGAAACCCAACTATCTATATCCAAACCTGGGTTTAACATTACACATCCGTTATATATGGATGTTAGGCATCTTTCAGCGTCATTTCTTGACATTCCGTCTTAGTGCTTCGGCAATATCTGTTTTAAGATTAAATGCAACGTTGTCCAGAACGCCTTTTTTAAATTCTTCTGGATTGTCGGTAGACAAGTTTTGTACCAAATCTTTTATTTCATCAGGGTCGAGCAATTTGTACTTCACGTACACTGAAAGGTCTGGCATGTAGATTTGGTAAATTCTCACTACATCTCGATTCTACTATTTTTTAAAAAGAGTGTATTACCTAATATAATAATATATAGTAATATAAGTGTAGTAGTATACGTACGGGGGAGGGGGGGAAGGGGGGGCGCTAAACAATTGTAATGCAGTGTCAAGTGCAAAATCAAGTCGTACATTATTTTTTTTCTATTATTTTTTCTATGTGAGGATACTTTTCCATACACGGTCCAGTAATTGACCAATATTTTAATAAATCCATTGGAGTTCTTGTTCTTTTAAGAATTACTAGCGCTCTCTTGTAATCGTAATTTATGTTTATTTTGTTATCCATATTTTTTCTTTCTGTTGCGTGGCAACCATTATACCAAATACAACAGTCCTACTGCGCTAGCGTAAAAAATGTTTCCTTGTGGTATAATTGTTGGATCATGGTAGAAAAACAAAAAGAATCAAAACAACTTGAATTAGCAATTGCTCAATTAGAAAAACAGTATGGTAGCGGATCGGTGATGATTCTTGGTAATAAGAATACCTCAACGTGGCCTTCGGTTTCTACTGGAGCACTTCCGTTAGATATAATTCTAGGAATTGGTGGGTTACCTCTTGGTAGAGTCGTAGAAATATACGGTCCAGAATCTTCTGGCAAATCTACGGTCGCGTTGTCTGTCATAGCAGAAGCGCAGAAGATGGGTTTGACATGCGCATACGTTGATGCAGAACATGCATTAGATCCAACGTACATGTCAACAGTTGGAATTGATTTAGATAAACTGCTTTTAGCGCAACCTTCTTACGGGGAAGAGGCACTAGAAATCGTTGATACTCTAGTCAAGACTGGTGAAGTCGGGGTGATAGTGATCGACTCTGTTGCTAGCTTAATTCCGAAAGCGGAATTGGAAGGCGACATGGAATCATCGCAAATGGGATTGCAAGCGCGTTTGATGGCCAAAGCGATGCGTAAGCTGGTTTCTTTGGCGAATCAACACAAAACGTTGCTTGTATTCACTAATCAGATTCGCAACAAGATCGGTATAATGTTCGGTAATCCAGAAACTACTCCTGGAGGTTTTGCTTTGCGTTTTGCTGCTTCTGTTAGAATCGATATTCGCAAGAAAGAAGATCTTAAGGACAGAGAAGGAAATTCTGTCGGAGTAAGAGTGAAAGCAAAAATCATCAAGAACAAGATGGCGCCCCCGATGAAAGTGACCGAATTCGATATCTTGTACGGTCAAGGTATAGATTATGTGGGGTGTATACTTGACGCCGGTATGGATGCTGGTGTTTTCACGCAGAAAGGTGCGTGGGTATATTACAATGGCGAATCATTTGCTCAAGGCAGAGATGCTTCGATTATCAGATTGAGAGAGGAAATTTCCTTGGCCAAAGAAATCAAAGAGAAAATCTTAAATGGCGACTGACGTCACAACCTGCCCGGATTGTTCTTATCCTCCGAAGTTTCAGTATACTCGTTTGCCAAAAACTGATGACGGTCAAACAAGAATCGAAGTTCATTGCAGAGATTGTAACGATATTTGGGTTGAGGTAAGTTTGTCAGAACCTGAAGAAGATTTGTCTGATGAATGACGATAAAAAAGATTCTTCGGAATATCAGTCGTCTGTGGAAGATTTGTACGAAAAGGCGTTAATCATTTACATGAATTCTAGAGATCTTTTAATCGAATTATCTGAATTGCTAGAACCCAAGAATTAATTCTTTTAATTTGCCCGTTTTCGCGACAAAATTTTTATTTATTTTTTTAACGTTCTAGTACTATATGTATACATGGACGATCGTTGGATGACCGAGATCTGGGATAAGTTGAGATCCCTGTTTTTGGAGAGAAAAGAGAAACACGGCGACATAGTGATGTTGTTTGAATACGAGTCCCGGTATCATGGATGATGACGATGACAGGGATGTCAAAAGAAGCGGGATGATTGCGATCTTTGAGAACGAGGACGGTAGGATGTGTTTTACTTTTTTCAGTCCGGCGCAGTGGGAGATGATTCAGGACGTCTCTTCCGTGTCGGATGTTCCGATGGAAGAGACGCTCCTGAACGTGATCAGGGATATGAACACCGTGGTGTTCTTGGACCCTGACAGCAATTAGTTTATTTGTTGTAGTGTTCCGTATGTCTTTGGTAGAAAGTTGACGTTGTAATATCCGTAGGTGAGAAAACCTATGGTTTCCAATGCTGCTTTCTTTGAGTAGTTCAACGGAATCTTTGATTTCAAGTTGTATACGATGTGGTTTTTTCCGCTCGATACGATCTTGTCCTGATAGGCTCGGTTGATGCAGAGTACTTTTTTGGTTTTCTGCCACGATTTGGCCATCTTTTGGATCAGTTCTATGTCGTTTCGTCCGTCGATCAAAACGGCGGCGTTAAAACAAATATCATGATCCTCATAGAGAGAATAAAAGAAATCACACGATTGCTTGTATCCCACATAGATGACGTGCTTATACTGTTTGGATACCAGTAGTCGTATCACCACTTTCTGCAGTTTATCCACCAAAGTTTCATCATCTTTATTAAAATAATATATATCGTGAGTAGAACTCAACAAATCGTGAAAAGCGTCCTTGAACGGGGCAGCCAGCAGTCTGGCATCCATCACAACCACTCTATCCAATTTATCATCCAATAATATATTCTCAGAGAATTTGGCATTATGCGCCAACGATTTCTTAGTAGGCATAGTTATTATCCCCATACCCGTCGTATCCGTTGTCCTCATCATAGAAATCGTAGTCAGAAGAAGAAAACTTCTCAAACACCGACTCTCTATCCTCGTTATACTCCTGTTCCAACTTCTCCAACGAATTCTCGTCATCGAAATCGTCAAAACGATTAACCTTACGTGGACCCATAACCTTAAACCTCTTTCCTGATAGTTTCCGATAATGAATATCAATAGAAGTATTTATTGCGCCGGCCAATCTAGCAGCCCCACCAACACTTGTCAAGTCCTACACACAAAAATATTTCCTTTTAAAAAAACCAACATAGGTAAAAATAAGGAAAAAAATTCAGGGGGGAATCTAGTACTTTTGTCCGTTTTTCAAAGCTTTAACGAGCCCACCGGAGTATGGGGGGCACGTTAATGTAATAGCACAACTGCCTAAGGGAGGTGATTGTCATTAAGCATATACTTCAATGGTTATGTAGACGGTGTGGAGTAGCATTCTCGTCTTATACGAGGACCTGCCCACATTGTGGTTATCAGCATTAACATTAATTGAATATGGAGGGGTAGATACTACGGTATCTGCCCCTCTTTTATTTGCCACCATTATAGGGATGGTGCGCAGGCTTTCCTATGTGCTAGTAGAACTAGTGCGTAGTGGTTGAAGTCTATGATATTTCCACGGCTAAGCCGGTGCTAGTAGGTGCTAGTACTGTGTGCTGTACGTGGACGATGATGGTAGGGATTATCTTATGGGTAGCCCGAGCCATCTACCCCAGTAATATGGGGTAATAAAACCAGGGTTCACACAACCAAAAGGGGGTGACAAATGAACCTAAACTGGCGCGAAAAGCGAGTCTGGGCAGTTCTTGCTCTGTGGCTCGTCTTTACGCCCGCAGTTAGCTGGGTCTTCAGGGTGATTGGTTTCACTCTGGGCCTGGTGAACTGGGCCGGAGTTGCGGTCGTGATTCTTATCACGATTTGTGGCTTCGTGTACCGTTCGCTGCGGTCCAACTTGGACAGATCTTCGGATCTGAGCTAAGGATGGAGCTAGCTGTATCCTAGGGAATTAGCTATGGGGGTAATTCTGTACTCCTGGCTAAGGAAATAGGGATACGGGGCTGGACATTGCCTGGCAACGGAAATGTGTCACAAGCGGATGCCGACAACGCTGTTAAAGAAGAGGGGCACTGAGGGGTGGACGCTTCGGCGTCTGCCCCTCTTTTATTTGCCACCATCATAGAGAAAGGGGGTGAATAAATGTTCACATTGATCATTATCACGGTGCTGGCTGCCGTGAGCGTAAGCGCAACAACGCTTGCGTACATCTCCAGCCAGCGTCTCCGCCACGCAGAAACAATGCGTGACGAGATGTATCGCAAGTGGAATCATGACATTGCGAAAGCAGTGTACGACAACGAGACTGTGACGCTAGCTCTCAAAGCTGAGAGGGAAGCCGAAAAGATCCGTCGTCTCAGGGAGAAAATCAATGCGCTACCACGCATAGAGGAAGACAGGTAACAACTTGTTTTCGGACAATGATGGCGGTCACCATGCCGCCTGACCAACCTAGAGGGGTGGACGCTTCGGCGTCTGCCCCTCTTTTATTTGCCGACATCATAGGGGTGTCGGTGAATACAACCAACAACAGGAGGATATATTGCGTAGACATCTACTACAGTGGATATGCACAAGGTGCGGGAAAAGATTCTCGTCTTACACGAGAACCTGCCCTCATTGTGGGCATCGGCACTAATGCGTAGAAAACGCAAAGATACACCTAAACCATTACCCTTGTTTCAGCATTCAGGCACTATTAACAAGTGTCTTGTTTGCTCGAACCTGGTTGATCCGCTCAAGCAGAACAAGAAGTACTGTTCTGCTGAGTGCGAGATCAAATGGACTAGGCCCGTAATATAACTGATTGGTAATCTGCGGGGCATAAGATATACAAACTCCGCAACAACCATAAGGAGGGGTGGACGCTTCGGCGTCTGCCCCTCTTTTATTTTGGCATTCACAAGAGTGCCCACGTAAACTCAAAGGAGAGCAGCAATGCCTAATACTCCATTGGCAGGAGAAAAGTACGGTTGTGCAAAACAACGCAGAGTCGTACATTTCGCAGTGACACTTGAGCAATACGAACGTATTGAAGATGACGCCATGCTGGCAAACATGACGGTGTCTGAATACATTCGTTTCAAGTTGCAATTGAATAAATAAAACGACGCCAAATAGGCTTCGTTGACCATCGATGGCGGTCACCATGCCGCCTGACCAACCTAGGGGGGTGGACGCTTCGGCGTCTGCCCCTCTTTTATTTTGGCATTCACAAGAGTGCCCACGTAAACTTATAGGAGGTAAACGTGAACATGTATACGTATTACAAGGTGAAGGATGCTTTCATCATAGCATTGATTGCTGTGATGTTGGTGTTCATCTACCAACAAACCAAGGACTACGATGCATTCAGCTGCAA